TTAAAATAAATTAAATGGCCGCATTTTGAGTTGGTGGTATAATATGAAGACTATATTAGATGCAAAAGAAACGGCTCTTGGAGTTGACCCTGCGCATACAATAGAAATCGTATGTGCTCATTGTGGGTACGATCTTGATGAATCAGAAGTCGAAGCAGATACTTGTTCTGACTGTGGTAAGCCGTTAAATCTAAAACAGCACGTATCTATACAGGTTACCACATTCCCTGCTGTCTTTGGCAAAACTATGTAGGTGAAATATGGCCCTAAAGAAGTTAGTATTTAAGCCCGGTATCAACCGAGAAGTAACGCGTTACTCTGATGAAGCTGGCTGGTACGAATGCGATAAAGTACGCTTTAGACAAGGTTTTCCTGAAAAGATAGGCGGATGGCAACAAATATCAGCGACTACATTCCTTGGTGTCTGTCGGTCTCTTTGGAATTGGGTTACTTTAGGTAGCATCAACCTTATTGGTGTTGGTACCCACTTAAAGTTCTATTTAGAGGAAGGTGGGGCATACAACGACATTACACCTATTCGTAGCACTACTTCTGCGGGAGACGTAACATTTGCGGCTACTAATGGGTCAGCAACTCTGACAGTTACGGACACGGGACATGGGGCTCGTGAAAATGACTTTGTTACTTTTAGTGGCGCTGCATCACTTGGCGGGGCTATTACCGCTGACGTATTAAATGCTGAGTATCAGATCGTAACAGCCCCCAGTGCAAATACCTACACTATTACTGCTACTGCTACAGCCAACGCATCAGATACAGGCAACGGTGGGTCGTCAGTAGTTGGAGCCTACCAGATACGTACTGGAGAGCCGTATGAAGTGCCCCTAACTGGATGGGGCGGTGGTACATGGGGTGCTGGGGTATGGGGTACAGGTGGTGTTTCTACTGAAGCTATACGTCTATGGAGCCAAGCTAATTTTGGTGAAGACCTAGTATTTGGCCCTCGTGGGGACGCTATTTTTTACTGGGATGCAACAAATGGAGTAAATACACGGGGTGTTTACTTATCATCGCTTGGGGGCGCGTCTAATGTACCCGTCTCGCAAAATTTGATTTTAGTATCAGATATAAACCGTTTTGTGTTTTGTTTTGGTACTAATGATCTTGGCACTGCTACCGTTGACCCCATGCTCATTCGTTGGTCTGATCAAGAAAATGTAGCGCAGTGGACACCAGCATCTACAAACCAAGCAGGTTCCTTGAGACTGTCACGGGGAACTGAGATAGTCGCGGCTAAACAAGCACGTCAAGAGGTCCTCATTTGGACCAACTCTTCGTTGTACTCGTTACAGTATCAGGGCGCACCCGCTGTATGGGGTGCTCAGTTGGTCGGAGATAACATATCTATAGCGTCTATGAACTCCGTTGCATTTGCTAGCGGCGTTGCTTTTTGGATGGGTAAGGATAAGTTTTATATGTACGACGGGCGAAGCCAACCCCTTCCCTGTAGTGTACGTCGGTATGTGTTTGAAGACTTTAATACTTTGCAGTATGATCAAGTATTTGCAGGTACGAACGAAGCATTTCACGAAGTATGGTGGTTCTATTGCTCAGTAGACAGTAGCACCGTAGACAAATATGTAGTGTTTAATTACCTTGAACAGACATGGTACTACGGCACTCTAGCACGTACAGCGTGGTTAGATTCTGGGTTGCGTGATTTCCCACTTGCTGCGACCTATAGCTACAACCTCGTAAATCACGAAGAAGGCACAGACGATAACCAAACAGGTACTCCTGTACCGATTGCAGCGACAATTACCTCTGGGCAGTTTGATATTGACGATGGAGACAGATTTGCGTTTGTGTGGCGTATAATACCTGACGTTACATTTACAGGGTCTACCGCTACTTCTCCTAGCGCAACAATGACTTTACTCCCTTTAGCTAACTCAGGATCAGGTTACAACAGTCCGTATTCAGAAGGAGGGAGCGCATCAGGTACGGTAACACGTACGGCTACGGTGCCTATTGAGCAGTTTACAGGACAGGTAAATACCCGAGTTCGTGGACGGCAAATGTCCATCCAAATGGAATCTGCTGATCTTGGAGTTAAATGGCAACTTGGGTCTCCTAGAGTAGACATGCGTCCTGACGGGAGGCGCTAATGGCTAATGACATTGAGCGTACAGAACCGCCTGCTTTACCTCTAGCGCCTGAAGAGTATCAACGTTTGTTTATGGATCAAAACAGCAATGTTTTGCGGCTATTCTTTAATCGTTTTATTAACTCACTTAACAATTTATTTAGCACTGAGAATGGGGGCAAGTTTTTATACATGCCTCGCGGTGCTTTCTATAGCACGCAAGATCAAGCTGCCTCGAATGTTAATACGGGCTACGCGGTGACGTTTAATATTACGGTATATAGTAGTGGAGTTACACTCTCTAATAACAGCCGAATAAACGTCCAAAATCCCGGCACTTATAAGTTTGATGTAACGCTACAGCTTGAACATAACAATTCTAGCGACACTTCTGTGACTGTATGGGGGCAGAAAAATGGCGCTGCAATAGCATATTCAGGCCATAGGTTTGATGTAAAAGGTAACGACGATGACGTTTCGCACTGGGAATTTACTGTAGATTTAGCCACAGACGATTACATAGAAGTTTACTGGGCAACTGGGGACACACAGCTAAACTTGCATACAGAAACGGCAACATCACCTCACCCCGGTGTTCCCTCAGCGTCCATTGATATATCATTTGCTAGCAACTCATAGTGTGTGCTTGCCTAATGTAAGCTACCGCCTATACTGGTTAGACCCTTAACAGGAGCGAACCATGACCTTTGATTTTTTAGAGGTGTTTAACGCTATCGGCGCAGCGCAAAAAGTAGTCACTAATGACTTCATACCTGCCGAATCCTTAGAAACTCCAATAACTAAAGATGCAACTAATCTTGACAGCTTGGACGTAACACTAACCCTTTTTGTGCTTGGGGAGGCTTACGGCATTCCTGAAGACGAAGAATTAAACAATTCTTGGCCCTACGAAAGTGTAGAGTTGCTAAGAAACTTTATATTTGAGCACAAAACTAAAGACCCCGAAGACGAGTTTGATTCGATTAAAGCACTTGTGAAGGAGCTATCATGATTTACATGACCCAGTGCCGCACAACGTGCACGACCGACACCACTCTGATTGACGATATACCCTACCCCCAGTACGCGCATATCCTACCGGATACGTTCCGTAGAGCAAAATCTGGATTAAAGTACCCACCCCACGTGCTTATAGAAAGCCTTATTGATGACGAGTTGCGTAGCTATGTAGCTGATAATCCTGTCAAAGGTAAGACTGGATTTATCTTTGCCGCTGGTAATCAGGGCTGGATGAGTAACAACGGGCGGTATGACAAAAACCCAGATGCGCAATTGCATTATAAAGTTAAAGTGCCGTTTATTATACTTACTAATATCTATGCAGGGCGTATAGCAAGTATGTTTGGTGTTCACGATCACATATCAACGGACGCTAGTGCTTGTGCTTCTAGCCTACATGTACTAATGAATATGCAAACATTGATAGATAACTATGGGTTTGATCGAGTTATTGTATTTAGTGGTGAGGATAGTGTGAACAACCTCGTCCTAGAGTTCTTTGGTGAAGCAGGCGCAAGTTTGCAATACAAAGATGGAGAAGAGCGACAGCCTTCTGCATTTGATGATAAGAACCAAGGATTTTATATTGGACAAGGCGCTGTAGTTGCTATATTTGAAAAGGAACACGCGGGTATGGCTGATCCTTTAGCTAAATTCGTTGGTGCGTACAGCTCCGCAGAGGATAATACAAACCCTTTAGGACAACGCCAAGACGGGTCTGGCTTTAGTAAAGCTATCGAAGGTGCATTATTTGTAGCCAAAGCGCATCACGATGATGTAAGGCTAGTTAAGACGCATGGAACTGGCACGCCAGTCAACAATGCTGCGGAAAAATCGGCACTTCTACGCTCTCTAAACGAGTTTGTAGCAACGTCCTACAAACCACGTATCGGGCATACGATGGGTGCTAGCGGGCTATTGGAGACTGGATTGTTGCTACGCGACTTAAAAAGCGGCTTTGTGCCAAAAATCCTAAACAGGACTCAGGATGACTCTGTGTTCTTGTCTTCTGACGCCCCCGTTCCCGAGGGCCTAATGCTCAGTCTTGCTGCTGGCATGGGTAACATATACTCGGCTGCGTTGTTTTCGCGGGGGGTGTGAGATGGAATTAGTAAATAGTAGGGAGAGATTGCTTAAAGGGCCTGAAATTGTTGCTATGTCAGCATATAATATACCAGACCTAAAGTACCCAAAAGAAGTTGTACTAGCAGCAGTTGCAAGGGAGTTTACGTTACCGCAGACTGATCTTGTACAGATTGGTAATACTGTTTTTGTAGGCCATACGGGTAAAGGCAAGAGCAGAAAGAAGATGGTAGGGCGAGCTTTTAATGTTGATACGGGACGAAATTTCATCGTAAACGGGTTCAAGTATTTTACGTATCTACAGCAAAAAGGCATCACGCACTATACAACAGAGTTTTATGGCCCTGTGTTTCTAAATGGTTTTAAACTGTTTAAGCGCCGCGCAGACCAGCAGGATACTGAGATTGCGATTGGTAAGTATAGAAATTCCGACAAGTATGTGGTGTTCATGCGGCTCGGTAAGAAGCCACTGATGCGAGGGTTGTAAATTGAGTTTTATCGTTGATCATGTAACGGATGTAGTAGACTGGGTTGCTGGTGCAGCCTCGGATATTACCGAGTTCGCTTTTGACGAGATTATAGTACCCGTTGCTACCTTTGTTGGCGATACTGTAGAAGCCATGATCGATAACCCGGTAGATACAATCGCACTCATAGCTAAAGGTATAGCTATAGGAACAGGAAACGCGTGGGCCATACCACTAATTGATGGTGCCGCCGCCGCCGTTAATGGTGAAGATGTAGGTGACATACTTAAAACTGTTGCAATTTCTTACGTGTCACAATCAGTTGGCCGTGAAATTGCTCAGCACACTGCCCCATTTGTTGACAAGGTTATCGGTGAAGCTCTTAGTGAGGGGGTTAAAGAAGTAGCAGTACAAGCAATTACGCAAGGTACGGTTGGCGCTGCACAAGCTATCTTATATGGAGAAGACCCTCTTGAAGCATTTGCTAGAGGAGGACTCACCGCTGCGGTATCCGCAGGTCTAGGTAAAATTGGTGAGCAAATGGGTTGGGAGATGGAAGTCACCGACCCTGAAACAGACCAAACAACTACCAAAGCTATACCGAATGTCGTTAAAAACATGATCGGTGCAACACTCGCTGCTGAACTTACTGGGCAAGAAATCACACCGGAACTAATGGCTAACGCACTAACACGTGGCCTGATAACAACTCAGGTT